ATGACAAACGAGCAACAAGCGTTGCTGGACATGCCGATCTGGCTGGTCATCCTGCTCGCCCTGGTGGGCGGGGTGTCCGGCGAGATGTGGCGTGCCGACAAGGAAGGTGCCCGAGGCTGGTCGCTGTTGCGGCGTCTGGCCTTGCGCTCCGGCGCCTGCGTGATCTGCGGTGTCTCGGCAATCATGCTGCTGTATGCCTTCGGCATGTCGATCTGGAGTGCCTGCGCCTTGGGTTGCCTGACCGCCATGGCCGGTGCCGATGTGGCCATCGGTCTTTACGAACGCTGGGTCGCCAAGCGGATTGGCGTTGGCGAAGTGCCACCGCCGGATTCCCGTCCCGACCAACCGTGAGCCCGATGCTGCCGACCCACAGGAAAGAGGCCATCCAATGCCCACTCTCATCGAAAAACCCTCGCAGCTGTTTACCGCCATTGTCGAGACGCTGCGTACCACCTTTCCCGGCTTGAAGGTCGGGAGTCTCCAGGACTTTGACGACACCGGCGATCAGCCTTGGGTATTGATCGCCATCGAACGCGATACGTCAGGCAACCGTGCCAACGACGGGCGTATCGCCCATGTCCTCACGCTTTCCATGCAAGTCGTTTCCCCTGGCACGGGGTTGATGGCCTGCGATCTGGCCTGTGAGTTGAAACGCGTGATCGTCGACAACCGCTGGTATCTGTCGGCTGAGCAATGCAGCCGACCCACGGATGTCGAGNGTTCGTCGACACCCGCTGGTATCTGTCGGCTGAGCAATGCAGCCGACCCACGGATGTCGAGGGCGTTGCATCGGTATTCAACGGCGGGACCCGGCCGTACAGCGCCTGGACCGTTTCATTCACCCAAACCCTGTACCTCGGTCCGACGCTGCTGGAGGACCCATTGGGCATTCCGAAATTCGCCCGGACCTGGGAAGTGTCGAACATCGACGACCCGGACCAATACACCGCACTGGAGGGCTGAACCATGTTCGATGCGCTTCTACGCCTGTACCTGGGGCCGATCATCGAGCGCCTGGCCGGGATGGAAACCGAGCTCGAAGACTTGTACCGGCGCGCAGACAATCTCTGTCGCATCGGCATCTGCCAGGAAGTCGATGCAGCCACCAATACCTGCAAGGTCGCCCATGGAGAGCTGTTGACCCCGGCGATCCGCTTTTTCAACCCGAGTGCCGGCGCCCAGAGCGAGTCGCGGATTCCCTCCGTGGGAGAGCAATGCCTGCTGCTGAACCATGGCGGCGGTGACGGCGGCGGGCAGTCGGTGGCGTTGTTCGGCCTCAACGGCGGTCAGTTTCCCCCCGTCTCGACACAGGCAACGCTGACCCGTCGCCTTTACCCGGACGGTTCGGAAAACGGCTACGACCATGCCAGTCATGTCCTGCACTGGGAAAACGGCCCGGCGGCATTCACCGGTTCCCGTGAATCCCTCGAATTGACCATCGGCCCGTCGCGGCTGGCGATGACACCTGAGGCCATCGACTTGCAACTGGGTGCCGTCGGTATCCGGCTCGACGCTTCCGGTGTGCACCTGAGCGGCCCGTTGGTGGATCACCAGGGGCGTGTCATCAGTACCGCATAAAGAGCTTCCCATGATCGGAATCGATAGAAACACCGGCGCCACGGTGGATGACTGGCCGCAGTTCGTCCAGCGCGCCACCCGGGCGCTGACCACCCCCTTGGGCACCCGCCAGAAACGCCCTTTGTATGGCTGCGCGCTCACGCAATTGCTGGGGCAGAACCTCGGCGATGACCTGCTGATTCTTGCCCAGAGTCACGCAGCCCAAGCCTTCTACAACCCACACAACGGCATCGGCGATTTCGAGCCGCAGGTCATCGTCGCCAGCCGCCAGGGCGCCGGATTACTGCTGCGCTTCGCCGGCACCTGGAAAAACCGCAAACAGACTTTTGAGGTGGTGACATGAGCATGTTGATACCCGGCCAGAACCAACTGGCCGAACCGGCCATCGTCACCGTTGACGCGTTCGAGGATCTGCTCGCCGAGTTCAAGACCTTCGTGGTCGAGTACGTCGGTGCACGCTCGCCCGACAGCGCGGCCAGGCTTGCGATCAGCCTGGAAAACGAAAGCGAGTTGCTGACCCTGGCCCTCGAGGCCTTCTGCGTGCGGCTGCAAACCCACGAACGTAAATACAACGCGCGGATCAAGCAGATGCTGGCGTGGTGGGCCACCGGCAGCAACCTCGATGCCCGTCTTGCGGACATGGGGCTTGTACGCCAATTGCTCGATCCGGGTGATCCGGCAGCGTTCCCGCCCATCGTCCCGGTCTACGAGAGCGACGATGACGCCAGGTTGCGTTACTACCTGGCGCCCCATGCCCCGGCGGCCGGTTCGCGCATGCAGTATCGACGGGAAATTTTCACCCTCGGCGAACGCCCCGCAGTAAAGGTGGACAGCAGTGCGGCGGGGGTCGTGACGGTGACATACACCTTCGACCCGGACGGGCTTGCCGCCCAGGTCAAGGACGGCAACGGACGCCGAACGGCGCCGGGCGAAGTCACGGTGACGGTGCTGTCCCGTGAAGGCGACGGCACGCCCTCCCAGGCAGTGCTCGATGGGGTCCGCCAGCATTTCGCACGGCCGGATGTACGACCGGAAACGGATCTGGTCATTGTCCAGGGCGCGCAAGTCAAACCCTACAAGATTCGCGTCGTGGCGAAGATCAATCCAGGCCCTGACTCGGGCCTGACCCAGGCGGCTGCGCAACGGCAATTGCAGGAATACGCCGAGGCGTGCCATCGCCTGGAGGGCCGGGTGGACCCAAGCTGGATCGACTACACATTGCACAGCGCCGGTGCGGTTCGGCTCGAGATTCTCGAACCGTTGGCGCCTATCGTGACAACGGCGTTCCAGGCGCCGTATTGCACGGGTGTCGAGGTCGAGGTGGACACGTTATGAGTGACGACGCCCCGACCCCAAGCCTGCTGCCGGTCAACAGTTCGGCGCTGGAAAGGGCCCTGGATATCGGTTTTGCCCGGCTGCTTGAACGTATCGATCCGCCGTTTCCCGAGTTGATGAACCCGACTGCCACGCCTGTGGCGTTCCTGCCGTATCTCGCGGCGGATCGCGGGGTCAACGAGTGGAGCACCGCAGCGCCCGAGGCTGAAAAACGCCTGACGGTTGAACTCGCCTGGCCCACCGCACGACAGGCCGGGACGCGTAAGGCATTGGAAAACGCGGCCAAGGGGTTGCAACTGACGCCCGAGGTGCGCGCCTGGTATGAGCAAATGCCCATTGGTTCGCCCTACAGCTTTTCCGTCAGGGCTTTTACCGAACAGCCTTACAGCGAAGAAATCGACGCCCGTCTCGACCGGCGTCTGGCCGATGCCAAAAGCGAACGTGACACCTTGACGGTTTCAGTCGGCTTGAGCGCATTCGGCAAGCACGTCATCGGCGCCGCCACATTGTGCGGCGAGCTGACCACGGTTTACCCGATCGTCATCGAAGGTCTCGAAGCCTCGGGCCAGGCCTTCATGGCCGCCGGGATCTACACCGTCGAAACCTCCACTATCTATCCTCAGGGGGCCTGAATGGCTGACTACTACACCCTGCTCACCGATGCAGGGATCGCCTACGAAACCGCCTGCAAGGCAGCGGGCACACCGATCAAGTTGTCGCAGATTTCCGTCGGCGATGGCGGCGGCGAGGTCTACAACCCGGCCGCGACTGCCACGGCGCTCAAGCGCGAAGTCTGGCGCGGGCCACTCAACGCGCTGTTCCAGGATGAGAAAAATCCGAGCTGGTTGCTGGCTGAAGTGACCATTCCGCCTGAAGTGGGCGGCTGGTATGTGCGTGAGGCTGGGATCTGGACCGATACCGGGGTTCTGTATGCGATTGTCAAATATCCGGAGTCGTTCAAGCCGGTATTGGCAACATCGGGTTCGGGGAAGGAGTTTTACATCCGCTCGATTTTCGAGACCAGTAATGCCGAGCTGGTAACGTTGTTGATTGACGATACGGTGGTCAAGGCGACGCGGGCTTGGGTGATGAGTTATCTGGCTGATGAGTTAGCCAAGCTCGATGGCAAGCAATCGGTACGCGTGGCGGCTACGGCGAACGTTGTGTTGAGTGGGGCTCAGCAAATTGACGGCGTCGCAGTGGTTGCTGGCGATCGCGTGTTGTTGCCTTATCAGACGCTCGCCAAGGACAACGGTATTTGGGTTGTGTCCAACAGCAGTTGGTCGCGGGCGCTCGATGCCAATAGCAGTGTCAAAGTAACCCCGAGCCTGGCAGTGATGGTTGAAGAAGGGGCGGCGAACGGTGACTCACTGTGGCATCTCACAACCAACGGATCGATCATACTGGGTTCTACCGCGCTGACCTTTGAAATGCTCGCGGGCAGGACGGGTATTCAACCAGGCAGTTATCGTGGATTGACCGTCGATAAGTATGGCCGAGCTGTAGCGGGTAGCAATCCGACCACGGTGGCAGGATACGGGCTAACCGATGTCTATACCAAAGCACAGGTCGAAGCATATGCATTGGGTGTTTCGGGTGATCGCGTAGGGGAAGTCACGCACTTCGCCATGGCAACACCTCCTCCAGGATTCTTGAAACGAAACGGCGCCGCAATATCGCGCACGACCTATGCTGCGCTATTCGCCAGGATAGGCACACTCTACGGAGCAGGGGACGGCACGACGACGTTCAATTTGCCTGACTCTCGTGCTCATTTTGATCGCGCATTCGATGACGGGCGCAATCTTGATCCGGGTCGTGCGTTCGGCAGCGGCCAGGCGAGTCAGAACGCCGCTCACGTCCATGCTGGCAGCGCGGCGGTAGCAGGCAGTCATACTCACTCGATCTGGATAAACCTGGACCGCGGGCCGGGAACAGATGGCAATGCGATTTGGGGCGACGAGCCCTACTACGGATCTGCGGGAGCACCAACCAGTGCCGCCGGCGATCACACCCATGCAATCACTATCGCCAGCTCCGGCGGTTCCGAGGCCAGGCCTCTCAACACGGCTTTCCTCGCCTGTATCAAATATTGATCAGCGCCATATATTGGAGTTTTGAAGATGTCAGACGAACGCATGGCCGCGCAAGACGGACTGTCTTGGTGGCTCGCTGACGAGGTTGTACCTCCGGCAATCTGCAACGTGCACCCGGTTACTCGTGAGTTCCTTGGGGTGAGTGTGGCAGACCCCAGTCCCTTGGAACCTTTTTCTTGGCTGATTCCGGCGCACGCCTACCAATGTGAGCCGCCAATCTTGGAGCCAGGACACGCTGCAATCAAGGTCGCAGGCGAGGGGTGGGAACTCGTTGCGGACTATCGGGGTATGACTGTCTACCGCACCGAAACGGGGGAGGGGCAAGTTTGGGACATGTTGGGCGATTTGCCTGACGGCTATACAGGCGAGGCGCCAATGACGGAGTTTGATAGATGGCAGGACGATAAATGGACGTTTGATGAAGCCGCAAGTAGAGGCGCTTTACGGAATCGCTCGGCCAGGAAGAAGCTGTTGTTGACTCAGTTCAGCGCAAACATGATCGCCACGTTGCAAAACGCCGTTGATTTACAGATTGCCACTGAAGCCGAGATCGCTGCTCTCCGGTCTTGGAAAATCTATGGTGTTGAGCTTAATCGTGTCGACATTGTGGAGGAGCCACCCCTCGACAATGAATGGCCAACCAGCCCGAACGATGCCTTGACGGCTGCATGGCTGGTGGCCCAAGGCTTTGACGAAACTGCTCCGCAAATCCCTGCGTAACGCCCCGCACCGACGGGGCGTTTTCTTACCCACCCAACACCCGAGCCCCTCCCCAAGGGGCTTTTTCGTATCTGGAGAAACCCAATGGCACTACGCCAAACCTACACCGTACTTGTCCCATTCCCCACCGGCGGTGGTCACTGGTCGACCATCGGCCAGGAACTAGACCTGCTCGACGTGGAGGCCAGCGCCCTGCGTAGCGCCGGTCGTCTGGCGCTGAAAAACACCGAGGTTGCCGATGCGGCCTCTACATCCCAACCGGCCAAAAAGGCCGCTGCCAAGAAGGCTGAATAACCATGGCTGAGGTTTTGAACTTCGAGCACAACGGCATTACCGTCAATGCCACCGAATCTCCCGAGGCCATGGGTGGCCTTGGGGACAACGTCATCGGGCTGGTCGGCACCGCGCCGAAGGCCGATCCGCTGATTCCGCGCAACGCACCGTTCCGCATCAACAGCTTCACCACCCAGGCGTTGCTCGATCCGACCGGCACCGAAGCCGGTACGCTGTATCACGCGGTGTTCCAGATCCTCAAAGTGGTCAAGGTGCCGGTCTACGTGGTGATCGTCGAAGAGGGCGCCACCCCCGCCGATACGCAGAACAACGTCATCGGCGGCATCGAAGCGCAGACCGGCCGCAAGCTGGGCCTGGCAGCCTTGAGTGGCGTGGCCGAGGACTTGACCATCATTGGCGCGCCGGGCTTCACCGGCACCAAAGCGGTGGCCAGCGAGTTCGCCTCGTTCGGCAAGCGCATCAAGGCTCGCGTGGTACTCGACGGCAAGGATGCCGCGGTCGCCGATCAGGTGACCTACAGCCAGGAGCTGGGCGGCGCCGACCTCGGTTTCGACCGTTGCCTGGTGGTGCACAACATGCCGGCGGTGTACTCCAAGGCCGCGAAGAAAAACGTCTTCCTGGCCCCATCGAGCCTGGCCATCGCCGCGCTCGCCAAGGTCAAGCAATGGGAGAGCCCGGGCAACCAGGTGACCTACGCCGAGGACGTCTCGCGCACCGTGGAATACAACATCCTCGACACCTCCACCGAAGGCGACCTGCTCAACCGCTACGGCATCAGCTACTACGCCCGGACCATCCTTGGCGGCTTCTCGCTGCTGGGCAACCGCTCCATCACCGGCAAGTTCATCAGCTACGTCGGCCTGGAAGATGCTATCAGCCGCAAGCTGGTCAAGGCCGGCCAGAAAGCCATGGCGAAGAACCTGACCAAGTCCTTCATGGACCAGGAGGTCAAGCGCATCAACGACTGGCTGCAAACCCTGGTGGCCGACGAAACCATCCCGGGCGGCAGCGTGTACCTGCATCCGGAACTCAACAGTGTCGAGAAGTACAAGAACGGCACCTGGTACGTGGTGATCGACTACGGCCGCTACGCGCCGAACGAACACATGATTTATCAACTCAACGCCCGCGATGAAATCATCGAGCAGTTCCTGGAGGACGTTCTCTAATGTTTACCAACCGCGTAAGACAGGCCATCGCGGCCACCCTGCAAGGCCTGCCGTTGTCGGCGACCGTGGAAGAATTCACCCCGCCGAAGATCGAGTTCGATATGGAAGAGATGCGCGGTGGGCGCTTTATCACCGAGGAAATGGCCAAGGGCGGCAAGGCCCTCAACGCCAAGCTCAGCCTGCAAGGTGTCGGCCCGGAAATCATGCTGGCGCTGGGCGTCAGCGTCGGTGACGACATCCTGCTGAACGTGCGTGAAGCCGGCCAGGATCAGGATGGCAACACCTGGTTCACCTACCACACCGTCGGCGGCAAGCTGAAATCCCTGGAAGAGACCGCGCTGAAGATGGGTGAGAAGCCCAAGACCAATCTTGAGCTGTCGTGCCGCACCTACAACCGCCTGGAAAACGGCGTTCCGGTGATCGACATCGACGTACGCACCCAGAAGTTCGTGCTCAACGGCGTCGACATTCTCGGCGATGCGCGCCGTGCGGTGCTGTTGCCTTGAACCTCAGTTGAACACCGTCCCTGTGGGAGCGAGCCTGCTCGCGATAGCGGTGTGCCAGACACCTTGATGCTGAAGGTACTGGCGCATTCGCGAGCAGGCTCGCTCCCACAAGGGGCCCACATTCACCCAAGGAATTGATTCATGTCCTGGACGCCTCCCCAACACCTTCTGCTGTCACCTATCACCGGTGACAACGGATCGCAGATCGACCAGTTGCAACTCAAACCCCTGTTCTACGCCGCGCAGAAAGACGCCCTGGCCCGTGCCGGCGACGATGAGGACGACCAGTTCTTCGAGCTGGCCAAGTTGGCCACCGGCCTGTCGGCCAAGGAACTGGATCAGCTCAAGCGCCCGGACTACGTGAGCATCGCCCAGTACGTGCACGACATGTCGACCCGTCCTGCGGCGTATTTCCTCGAACAGGTCGCCGAAGGGGACCACGCACCGGCCGATCCCGACCAGGTGCAACTGCTGCAACCACTCAACGTGGCGGGCCGCAGCGTGACCTCGCTGGCCCTGGAAATGCCGGTACTCCGGGCCACCAAGGCGATGAAAAAACTGAAGACGGCGAAAGAACGCGCCGAGTTCATCACCGCCCATTGCACCGGCCTGATGCTGCCCGACCTGGACCTGCTGACCGTGCCTGACTGGACACAACTGCAGGTGCGCATCGACGATTTTTTAAACAAACCGGCGGACTTCTTTCGGAGCGCGACATCGAAGTGATCCTCGATGTGGTGCCGCTCATTTACCCGGTAAGTGAAGCGGAAATTCTGGAATGGGACGCCGGCAAGGCATTGCGCCGTTACGACATCGCGATCACTCGCCTTGGCGTGAAACAGGAGTAGAGCGGGATGGCAGAGAGTAAGTATTCGCTGTCCGGTGCGGCCAGCATCGAGTTGCCGTCACTGGGCAGTGTGTCTGAAACGTCGGGGCTGAACCTGGCCCTGAGCACGGCCAGTCTCGACATTCGCCTGCTGGTGTCGGAGCAGGTCAAGTTGCGGGAAACGCTGGCTTCGTTGAACGTCGCCCTGTCGGTGCAGCAGTCGTTGCTCAAGGCCGGTGCTTCGGTGCCGGCGCCAAACAGTGAGCCGAAGTCGAAGCTCAAGGCCGACGTCGACCAGCAGGCGCCGCCGGGTCTGCTGAAATCTGCGATGGCGACCGAGTTGGCGATGGTCGAACTCAACCAAGTACTGAAGCTGGATAGGGCCGCGTTGCAGCAGCTGTCGCAGGCCAACCTGAAAATGGCTGCCGACAAACAGGTCGCGCCCAGCGGGGCCACGGCGGTCCAGTTGGTCCAGGTCGAACTGGCGGCGGCGAAGGCGGGCATCGGAGAAGGCTCCGATCCGGCCAAACGGCAGGATGAACTGCTGAGTTTCACCCGCGACAGCGCAGTGATGGCGTCGGCGCTCAACCTCGACGTCAAGACCGCCAGCGAGATGCTGCTGGGTTGGCGCAGCTCGATGAACCTGGATCGGGGGCAACGCCAGACGCTGGCAGATGCCACCAACCACCTCGGCAACAGCGGCCTGAATGTCAAGGCGGCCGATATCGGCGCAGTAGTGCAGCGCAGTGGCGAGGCGGGCCTCGCCGCGGGGATGACCCCGGAACAGGTGGCGGCCCTCGCGGCGGCGTTCCTCAACAGCGGCGTGAGCAAGGCGGATGCCGGTGATGCGGCAAAAGGGTTCACCACGGCATTGGCCCAGGGCAACGCGGCAACGCCTGAGCAACGCAAGGCCTGGGCGGAACTGAACCCCAAGTTTGATCCTGCTGTGATCGCCAACGGCTTGCGCAACGACGCAGCCGGCATGATCAGCCAGGTGCTGGAAGCCCTCAAGCAGAAACCTGCGCAAGAACAGCAAGCGCTGACCAAGACACTGTTTGGTGACAACGCGGCGATTCTGGAACTGCTGAAGAAGCCGGAAGGCGTTCAGAAAGCGTTCACGTTGGTGTCCGAACGCACCCCCGATGGAGCACTACCAAAATTCAACGGTTCGCTGGCGGCCACTGCCGAGGCGCTGGGGAATACCTCCCAGGGGCGCTTCAATGCGCTGGATGCCAGCAAGAACCGGATGTTTGCTGAGGGCGGCAATGCCCTGGCGCCGTTGACCGACGGCGTCATGGTATCGCTTGGCGCCCTGGCCGATGGCCTGAGTGAAGTGGCCCAGGCCCAACCGAAAGCGACCGCCGGATTGCTGGTACTCGCAGGGGCCCTGGCATTGGCACGCGGTGCCGAGATCAAAGTCGCGATGGTTTCGGCCGTCACGGCGGCCGCGACTAAACTCCTGGCGCTGGCCGGTGCCAGGCAGATTTCCGAGGCGCAGGACCTGACGGTCGATGCGCCGGAACAGCGCCGCAAGGGCAAGAAGACGACCCGACGCGCCAGGCAAGGCAATGTCGCTAAGTCGGCTTCCATCCCGGTACCGTCCGTGGCGAGCGAGAGTCGTTTGCTGGGCGCCGCCAGGATGGGCTCGGCGGTCACCCGCCGCGCCGCGCCGCTGATGTTGCTCAGCGCTGGCTACGATGTCGCCAAAGGCCTGCAAGACGGTGATGACAAAGCGGTCGGCAGGGCATTGGGTTCTGCCGGTGGCGGGCTTGCAGGAACCTACGCCGGTGCCGCCGCTGGCGCGATGATCGGCAGCGTGGTGCCCATCCTGGGAACCGCGGTGGGAGGTGTAATCGGTGGTTTGCTGGGAAGCATGGCGGGCAGTTGGGGCGGTGAGTGGCTGGGTGAAAAACTGGCCACCCCCGCCGACAAGCTCGACGCCCCGGAACAGGTCAGCAAAGACCTCACCAGCAGCCAGACCAGCACTCAACAAAACACCATGACCGCCAACATCTACATCAACGGTCAGGACCAGGCCAGCGCCAGTCAGTTGGCCAATCTGGTGGTGCAGCAGATCACCGGCCAGTTCGGCCTGACAACCATGCCCAACTCACTGGCCATGCGCAGTGACGCGGCCCTGACCGACGGAGGTACGTGATGCGTCAGCAAATGGCACTCGGCAGTTTCATTTTCGGGCTGTCGAGAAACTTCGCGTACCACTCGCTGGTACGCACCTCGGATGGCGGTTGGAAGAGCATCGACATCCTCACCAGCAAACCCAAGTCCAGCCAGGTCGGCCAAGGCCTGCAAGGGCTGACCATCACTGGCAAATCGATGTATGCGACCGCCATGGATCGGCTCGATGAGCTGCGTGCATTGCAGGCCTTGCGCGTGCCTGTGCCGTTGGTGGATGGCATTGGGCGCAACTGGGGGTTGTGGCAGATCAACAAGGTGTCGGAAACCCAGACCGAGGTCATCGATGACGGCACGGCGATGGTGGTCGGCTGGGTGATTGAATTGACGGAGTTCGCCAATGCGTAGGGTTCGAAGTATCGCCGGTGATTCGGTGAATCTGTTGCTGTACCGCGAGCTCGAGTGTTGTGACGATGCCACCGAGCAAGCGCTCTGGCTGCTCAATCCCGGGCTGGCCGAATGGGGGCCGGTGCTGCCGGCGGGGGTGTGGGTTGCCCTGCCGGAAGTGGACCTGAAACCCGCTGCACCCGCACCGGTATCGGCTTGGGATTAAGGAGGCAACATGTCACTGGGTTTCACGCCCGCAGTGGAAATCTATGGTGCGAATGCGGCACTGCTCAATGAGCGATTGCTCAGTTGGACCCACGTCGACGCGGCGGGGATCGAGTCCGATCAGTTGACCCTCGTCATCAGCCTGGAAGGGCTTGAAGGGTTACCCAGTCTGGGAGGAAAAATTGGTCTGCGGGTGGGTTACCTGGAGTCCGGGCTGGTGGACAAGGGGGAGTTCGTCATTACCCGGCGCACGCCAACGCTGTTTCCCCTGCGCTTGACGCTGGTGGCCATGGCGGCACCGTTCAGTGCGGCGGACCAGACCGGGTTCAAGCAGCGCCGGTCCGTCAGCCACGGTCCGACGACTTTGGGCGCGTTGTTTCGTGAACTGACCACCAGGCATGGTTTTTCGCCGCGCGTGGCGCCGGAGTTGTCGCTGATAAAAATCGAGCACGTCGACCAGTCCAACGAAACCGACATGGGCTTCCTGACGCGGTTGGCCCACCGGTATGACGCCGTCGCCAAACCGATCAACGAAGTGTATGTGCTGGCTCGGCGTGGTCAGGCGAAGTCGCTGTCGGGCAAGGTTTTGCCGGAGATCAAGCTGTCGGTGACGACGAACAATCGTCCTGGCGATCAGGCTTTTATTTCCGCCGTCCTCGATGAAACCGCCCGGGCGAAATACCAGGGCTGCAAGACCCGTTGGTGGGATGCGGCGGCCGGCAAGGTGCAGGTGGAGGAAAGTGGCATCGCGCCGTTCAAGATCCTTCGACAGCATTTCCAGAGCGCAGAAGACGCCCGCGCCGCCGGTGAAGGTGAAGTGCGCAGGCTGATGCGCGAAGCCCTCAAGGTCGCCATCGAATGCCCAGGCAACCCGGGGTTGTCCGCCGAAGGCATCGTCCTGCTGGACCCGACCTGGCCGGATTTCATGCGCGGCCGCTGGTCGATCGACAAGGTCACCGCCACGGGTGACCGGGAAAAAAGCTATCGCTGCAAGATCGACGCAACCTGCCTCGACGCCAAGGCCTGA